CCAGCAACAGCCGGTGGCAGATGCCTACTGAGATGTATCTAGGTATTTCACCTAGTACTACTTCTATGGGGTGCCCAGGACACCAATCCTTGGTATGCCCATAGGGGAGCTCAGTGGGTAACAGGTTACCCAAGCATCTGTCGTCCTAGGGGAGAAGAGAGAAAGACAAATCTTTCTCTCAACTTCTTCCCAATGATGGCAGAGGCCTTGACGATAAGGTGACTTTGTCTTTCGACAAAGATCCTATCGTCAAGAGGTAAGGCCATTGTCTTTAACAACAATGGCCAATCCCCACCACCTGTGGTGGAGATCCTAAATGCCTCCTTCTTGAGATCCAGAAATGTCTGCTCTACTTGCCCATAGGCTTGTAGAATAGGCAAATCTGTGGTCTCAAGACCTCCGGCACACTCTGCTATGTCTGGTTCTGTTAAATAACAGACGAGATTAATGGCGTAGGTTCCCAAACCTACTCCCTTAGTCCCGCTGTCATTTTCAGGATTAGAATCGGCGAAAGATTCAACAACTATATTCTCGAGGATCCCATGGGATTCCTCTTGAGATAGCTGTCGAATTGGGTAATCAAGCTTCCTGATGATGCAATTCATTGCAACGTCAGCAGGCAAGAGACCCCTCACCACTCTCGTGATGAGTTCGACGATGGTTGAATTAAGTTCGATGACTTTCCGGAAACGGGAAGGCATCTGCTTAATCAACCCAAAGTAGAGTGCTACACTTGACGGGATCCCTTCTCGAGTGACCCATCCCTTACGTTCCGACTCCATAAGAAGGTTGGTAAGAAGATAATACTTCTTACCACATTCGAAGAGAGCCGAAATCGGAAAGGGTGTTATCTCTTCAGAGTTGAGGTACCATCGCTTAGCAAACTCAAGCAGTTTATCAGACTGATGAGTTTTAAGTTTTGATACTTCAACACCTAAAGAGGAAATCACTCTAAGGTATCTCTCACCAATTTCCCTGTTAGCGATGACGATATCGTCTCCTAGGAGACAATACCGAACATCCTTCCAAGGAAGCCCTGCCTCTCTACAACAGTAGTACACTATATAATGGTGTGCCACTGAAAAGGAGGCCCATGATGAGTAGAATCCCATTGGATTCCCGACAGAGTAAGACAGTGATTTCACTGACTTATCTTCTGCCTTGAATTCAAATGGATATCCTACCATTATGTGCTTCCATGCAGAGACGTAGGT